CTTTCTTTTGTAAGATTATCTAAACCTGTGCGCTCTACTACGTCAAAAACTTCTGAGTGTTTTAATGCTCTAATCAAATATGCATCAGGTGCTTGTGTTACTGCTGTACTAAAACTAGCATACTGACTATTACTTCTACGCTGTCCTGTGTTATCTTCAAAAGACTTTGTGTAAACAGCCACTACAGGTTTCTTTATGGGTTTATCTACATTAGATAACTCAGTTAGTAAAATACCTATCTCAGCTGGCTCTATATCTCTTATAGGAGGTATAGCATTTTCTAACGGAGGTATAATTAATGCACAGTTAGAAAGTAAAAGAGCCGAGAGGTACAGTAATTTCTGTTGTATTGCCTTCTTCATCTGTAATTAATAATGTTACTTTGTCATCCTCAACCCTATACTCAATAGTGTTACCCTCTAACTCTAAGATTCCAAAGTCTGATGTCGACTCTCCAAACAAATTATCTACCAACTGTCGTGATAACTGTGCATATATACGTGATTCTAAATTACGTATAAATCTAGCCAATGTAGTATTCTCAGCTTCACGTTCTAGTTCTTCTGCATAAGCTTTTATCTCCTCACGTACAGCTTCCTTCCTAGAAAACTCTTGATTTTCTATTGTTAGATAATGGCTAGATGTTCCTTGCCCTGAAAAACTAGGGTTTTTAAATTTGTGTATCATTTCATCTGCTATCACTTCATTGGCAACAGCTATGATTATGAAAGCAACTAACAAAGTAAGAAATAACCCTGTCAAAGATATGGCTAATGCTATTTTTTTTGCTCTTCTATTCATCTTTTTTTTCTTTTTCTTTTTCTCTTAATTCTAAAACTGTATTTACCTTTTGTTGTAGGCGTATCATGTCTTGGTCTAGCAATCTAAGTTGGTCTGTTAGTCTAATGATAGTTGTTTTCATTTCGCTAACAGCTGGGTCTATCTTGTTAGTTATAGTCTGCCATACGAAATAAACAAAGTATCCTAGTCCACCTACCATAACCACAGGAAAACCAAAGTCCTGTACTAACTTGGCAATATCCATATCCATTAGTCACGCCTTGCATCTATACTGCCATCCTCTACAAAGTTCTCTGCTCTAGCTATACGCTCAAGGTCTGGCGATATATTTAACGCACTCGATACACTAGTATCTATACGTATTATGTCATTGTTCATGGTAGATGCTCTAGTTATAAGCATCTTAGATATACCTTCTATAGTTTTAATTTCATCTACTAAACCATCCATCATTTGTTTCATCACTAAGAATATAAAGAAAGCCATTATCAACCCACTAGCTATGGGTAATCCTAGTTCTGATACTAAGTCTAGTGCCTCAGTCACGATTCCACTCTATCTCTCAATCGCTTGGCTCTGTTACCTACCTGTGTCGCCCATTTACTATCCATCATTTCGACAGCAGCTGTTTTGAAATCTCCTTCCTCCATAGCCTTCAAAAATTTTTTGAACTTCCCCAATCTAGGTAGTCCTAAATTAAATGCCATATTAGCCATCACTCTTTGTTTATCATCATCTAAATCTTTCCACCAAGGCATATTCTTATCTAGTTCCATACATACTATATCTATGTCATAGTTTAAACATTCTAATATTCTTTCTTCTGATACTGGTGTGCCTACTGGCTGTCCATATTCTTTATCTTTTGGTATTACTAAATGTCCAACACCAAAAGTAGGATATCCTAAATGGTCGTGATATATCTCATATATAAATCCCTCATCCTGTATTATTTCTTTTACTAATTTATCTCTATCCATCTTGGAATCTACTCCTTCTTTCTAAAACACTTCTAGGTAATGCTGTATCTCTTTTATAGTTTTGTAGTTCTTGTTTTTTTTCTTTTATTAGTTGCATGTAAGCTTGCCTTTGTCTTTCTTTTTGCTCCTCTGTCTCGCCTTTAGAACGTGCATCTCTTCTACGAAATCTATATCTTTGTTTTATATCTTCTAACTCTCTTTCCATAGCTTTTATATTTCTTGTTCTTGTATCTTTTGTATCTATACCATATACGTTTACACCAACAAATCTTAATATTGATTGAGGTATAGTATCTCCGGGTGAACCATTAGGTCTAGGTGTATCTTGTAATGATTTAACAGTTTTACTTATAGCACCATTAGGTGTTAACCATGATGGCATACCTAAACTATACATATACCAAAACATATTTTGTATTCTATCTTCTACAGGGTCACGCTTATCCCATATAGTACGTTGTGTAAACGGGTCTTTATTTGTTTTGATTGCTAAGAAAATATCTGAGAAAGGTCCTGATAAAAATCCTGTTGTTCTTTGTGCTTCAAAAAAATCACCATTAGCAACATCTCTTGCTGCATCTGTATACATAGTCCAAGGAAAGAAATAACCTATATCTAAAAACTGATATCTATTATCTGTATCTTTAAAAGGTAATACATACACACCTGTCCTTCTAGCAAGCCAAGGTTCTAAAGACTTTTGTAATCTTTCTTCTTCATCATCTTCAAATCCAAATGCATATGCAGTAAGTTGAGTAAGTCCGGCTGATAATGCTACATATGGTGCATATCTAAATGGGTGATTAATAGCTGTCTCTACTAAAGCTGGAAATGCTTTGTAATAAAATGTAAAGAAAGGCATACCTATAGGTGCTTTCCTAAATAACTTACCAGCCATAGGCACATCTGAATAATCAAACAATGCTTTCTGCGCTAGTTGAAAAGCATCAAACTCAGACAGTCCTTGTCTCTCCATAGCATCTATCATTACTGCGGTCTTGCCTACTGACTCTGTAAATTGATATACATCACCAGCAGTCTTACCTATTTTTGCAGCTAAAAATTTTGGCATTCTAAAAAACTTAGCAACCGGTCCTAGTTGGTCTACTTCTTGTAGTAAATCTAAATATTCCTCACTTATTTGTAGCATTTCTTGGCTAGTAAATTGTGTATTTTTAATGCCATAATCCTGTGCTATCTGCCAATGTTTACCTCCACTACTTATTTCTTTTATAGCCTGTCTCATTCTAGGTATAACTTTATGTATAGGCACACCACCTACTAGATTCATAAGTATCATGTTAGAACCTACGTTACGTACTACAGTTGGTGGATTCAAAGGCACTTTCATTAACTTCCATATACTTGTGCCTTTTTCTAAAGCAGCTATAGATTTACTAAATGCATTATCAGTATCACCCATAGTAAAAGTACCTATGACATCATCATAAATTTCTTTTCTAACAGCTACACCTCTCATCATTCCATACTGTTTAGTAGTAGGTAATCGTTTAAAGTTTTCATCTAAAGGTTTATCTGCACCATATCCAAGTCTTTCTGCTACTGGCATACCTAAATCTTCATACTGTTTTGCAAGACTTCTCATAGATTGTGCTTGTTCAGGCTGTCCTACTTCAAAATATGTAGCCTGTTCTCTTAATCTTTTAGCTTCTTCTAATAACCATAAGGCACTAACTTTTTGTTCTACTCCACCTTGCTCAATAGTCACTAACATATCATCATTACGTATTGCCCATTGTTGATTCCTAGATACTTGATTAAAAAAGTCTAATATAGCCATATCACGCAATGGTCTTTGCACACCTGCTAATACTCTATACTCTGGTGATAACTCTGTTATATCACCTAATATTAATTTAGTTTCATCTGTTAAATCTTGTCGTGCTTTTGTATATGAAAACTTAACTCCTGAAGGATTGTTTAAAATATGCTTCATATATAACAAAGGCAGATACGTTCCTCTATTTTCTTCAAACTTAGACCTTGGCAATACACCTCTTTGAACTAACATCTGTCCTATTCTGTCTATAGCTTTTTTACTTTTTACTGCAACCTTTCTTAAACCTTCATCAGTTATAAGCGCAGAGTCTGCATCCTTACCACCTTCTATGTAAGCATTAAATTCTTCAACATTTCTATTAAGTTCTTGTTTAGATTTACCTGATTTTCTAGGGTTTAGATACTGTCCTAAATCATTATAAAAATCTTTAGCTACTTTCTCAGCTTTAGTTATTTCACCAGCAGTTAATCCTTTTATTCTTTGATATTCTTTTCTTTCTGGTAATGCACCTAAACCACTAAAAAATTTACTCTCTGTAAGATTGCCTAAAAAGTTTACAATTCTTTTCCAATAACTAGCTTTCTGTGCATCTGCTGGTGTACTAGAATATTTAGCAGGTTTATTTACTACTTGCGCATCAGTATCAAAAGTAAACACAGGCACATTAAACCTTGACTGATGTTTTTTTGTAGGCTGACCTTTATTAAGTAGTCTTGCACCATCTTTAAATGCTGTTTGTAATAATAAAGTGCTACCCTTTCTATTATTTATTTCTCCTTTTAATCTAAATATTATTTCATCTACTTGATTTTGTTCCTCTTGTATTAGTTCATCGTAAGGTGTATCAAAGAATCTATTAGAATGAAAGTCTCTGTCTAATGCATTGTCTATTGTAAAATCATTATCTATTTCAGCTAATATATCTTTTACAGACTTACCCTCTACATTAAACTTAACACCTAATTTATCTAAAGATTTTTTAAATTTGTTTGGATATACATCACTGTAAATATCCCATCCTGATTTAGCAAAAAACTGTTGTGTTTGTCCGGGAGTTAATTTTCTAAAATTAATGTAACCAGCACCTAATGGTTCTAGATTACCTGCATTACGTAATAATCTTTGAGGATTTATAATACTTCTACCATCTTCTGTTCTAATTTCTTCAGTAGTTACAAGATTTATATCAGGTCTTTGCATAGGAGACCTTATGCCATTTTTAATTTGCCCTATAATAAAATCAGCAAGGTCTTTAGGAAGAATTGTAGTAACACTTCCTAGCCTATCTTCTGATGGACTACCTAAATAATTAACATTCCTTGTATGAAATTGTGTTATATCACCTGTTTCTGATAAAGGTATATTCATATCTTTAGTTATAAATCCATCTGTCATACCAACTAAACGTGCGTGATTTACATATGCGCCAAACTCGTATGAACTTGTATCCCTTGAAAATACATCAGCAAAATATTGTGCAGCTGCACCTACTCTTGCCGTTTCATCAGTTGTTTCAAACTGTGTTAAATATCCTTGTTGATATAAAATACTTTCTTCTACTTTTTGTCCAGAAGGAGCATGTGTTATTTCTGTACTTAAATCAGTAGTAATATCTTTTAAATTAACTGAAGGATAAAAACTTAAAAAATTAAAATTATTTTTTAAATTACCCTCATTTCTTTCTGCTTGAATTGCTGTGCTTGCTATAGCTATTCCATCATATCCCTCGTTTACGGCAACCATATTCATTTCATCAATAATAAAATCTTGCCATTTATTAAAATTAGGTTTTGGAAAACCTATTAATGGAACTATTGGCATGTTCTTAGTCATAGGAGAACCTTTTAATGCTGTTTTAACTTCCTCTGCTGTTAATGAATTTATTGACCTATCTGTTTGATTAGTATCCTCAAGATATTTATTCATAGCACCAACAACATGTGCATACATGTCTGACTGTATTTCATCTACAAATAATATTTTTCTTAGATTATTATTGTTATCTAATATAAATACATCTTTTACTCTAGCGTGTGCAAATTGATTTTTTGTTTTTGCAAAATGTGGATTTGCATAAAACCCTCTTTGTTTTTGTGCCTCTCCCGGATTATATGTGTATATAAAATTTCTACTATTTTCTACTTGTACTCTAGTTCCAAAACCTTCATTTATAAATTCACGCCTTCTAGTAAATCTAACTAATTCTTCTTCTGTTAAATTACTAGTTTCTTGTGGTATGTTTTGACTTAACTCTTGTAATATTTGTCCTTCTGATTTATTAAGATTACCTTCTTTAACTGCACGAAATAACATTCTTTGTATATCACTAAATCTACCGCTAGTTGTGTCAATATTAAATCCCGGTCTAGTTGCATAACCAGCTGTATTAAAACTTGATATTAAAGTAGGATTTACAGAACCTATAGAACCACTACCATATAACATCTTAGAAAAATATTCGTTTCTTCTTTTAGCATCATTTCTTGCTTCTATCATAGAAGTTAATTTTGCATCCTGTAAATCTAAACTTTGATACATTGTTCCTTCGTCCAACATATCTATATTAATTTCATCTAATATTTCTATAACAGGGTCAGTAACTACTTCTCTATTTTCTAAAGCAACTAAAAATCTTGATAGATATCCATCAGGGTCTGCCTTACTTAAAGATTCTCTCTCTGCAAATATTTGACCTGATAAAGTTAAATTATTTATAGCTGTTTCTATCTCTCCTGCTTTCACATCAGAAAAAAGAAAATCAGGGGATTTAGTTTCAACATTTAGTGCTTGCAATAAAATATCAAAATTCTCATCTACATTAACTTCTACTGCTAAATTTAATTTTTTATAAGCTTTTTTTATTTCATCTTTATGCCTAACTAAATCATAAAATGCAGCAGATGATTGGTCACTAGGACCTGTATAAAATTTTTCTTTTAAAGATTTATATGTATCTTCTTTGTTTACTAAATATGACTGTATGCTAGAAGTTAAATTATTTAAACTTTCTGTACTATTTTGTATTTCATTTTGATAATAGTTTATAGTTTCTTGTTCACTAAGACTTGTTGCTCTTATAAATAAAGCAGAATCGCCACCTGCTACTTCAACAGCAATAACACCAGTATTAGCTTCTACATATTCTTTTATCTCATCTATGGTTACTTCTCTAGGTTTTGTTTGTTGAGTACCATTATCTAAAGTTACTGTATCAACTTGTTCGCTTAACCACTCATCTAATTTTGTTTCTAGTAAATACTGTGGACTAAAAGTTATGTTAGAACCTGTTAATAATTTTTGTCCTTGTTTATTTGTTACTATCCACTTATCAGATTTTGTAGATTTAGTTTTAGTATTGTTAATGGCTTCATCTAATAAATTAGTTCTAAAACCCATACGACTAGCTTTGACTTCTTGACCACCAAAATCAGGTGTACGACTATATAAAGGTCGCATATTTTTATCAGCGTCATAAGCAACATTCATGTCTTTTGTAATTGGTCCACCTTTGTAAGCACCTACATATCCAGTTCGTTTAAACAACTCTTCCTGAAATTGTTTTTGTGGTGGACTTAGTATCTTAGGATTATCTACAGCATCCTGATATAAATCACCTGTTCTTATAGCATCAAACACATCTTCTAATTTTCTGTATTTTTTGCCACTAAAGTATTTAGCAACTTGATTAAAAAATCTAAAGATAGGTTCAAATACTCTTCTGATTCCCGGTGTAAATTCAAAAGGAATTTTGCCCTGTAATTTTTGTTCGTTGTAATATCCGGACGCTATAGCAACAGCCTCCTCAAAAGTTCCTACATCTCTAGGTCTAGTTACTTTTGTGCCATCTTGTAAAACTACTGTTTCATTCCCTAATCTTGCTTGTGCTATATCAAAAATTCTTTGTTGATTCTCAGCTAAAACTTGTAATACTTCTGGTTTGAAATAATTATTATTTATGAAGTAATGCACAGCTTCGTGATAAATAGTATCAGTAGGTGTAGCAAATCTAGGTCTACCATTCTCAGGATTAGTTTCTAAATTTATAGCTATCATGTCACCAATAGTTACACCTGCTACCGCATTACCTGCCTCATCAAATAAATTATCTACTGCTACAATTTCTGCATCAGGAAAACTACGTTTGGCTATACGCTTTAAATTGTTTACTAAATCACTAGCATTTATATTGTCTTTAAACCTATATAAGTTTCCTTGATAATTAATACCAGATAAATCAGGTACTTCTAACTCTGGTGCTTCTTCTATCAAGTCTTGTACTTGTTCAGTCTGTGCAGCTGGTGTTCTACTTTGTTTTACTTGTGGTCCAGCTATAGAGCGTAGTTCTGCTAATGGGTCACTACGTTTAAACAACGAATTAGTAACTGCCTGTATATAGTCTTGCTGTGATGCTTCAGGTGCATCTTTAGATTTTTTATTTTGTGTTTCTAAAAGTTCTACTCTTTGTCCAAATGTTTGTCTTGCAGCTAACTCTTTAGCCTCTGTTACTTCTACATTTGCAGGCACTGTAGTTTTTATTATCTTACCATCTGGATATACAACACTATATTGTTGTCTGCCTCTAGCTATGTCACTTGCTTTTGTTTTAACTTTTCTAACTTGTACATTTGG